ATCACGACTTTTTTTCAACTAAAGTTGAAATCCAATCAGACACCAAGTGGTTAAACCATGATAGCTTCAGCCTCATGTGTGGCCCTTGGGTTGATTGAACAGTTAGAAGACGAACTCGACCTCCTTAAGGAGGACGGGTACGCGTGCTCTGAAGAGGACGCCGTCTTAACCGATACGGGTGTCCTAATGGGAGACCCGGGTACGAAGGGGTTGCTGACTCTTTGCAACTTAGTTGCAGAAGAAGAAGCGGCCCTAGAGTTTCAACTCGGCCGACCAGTTAAACTGGAAGACTTGTTGGAACCAAACCCCATTACCATCCCCTGGCGCCACTTTAGTTGCGCAGGAGATGATCATACCGCAATTGGTCCGGACAATTATCTGGACCAAATTGGTAAAAACCACGAGAAGAACCAAATGGTTCTTTCTAAAGAAAAGCATCAAAGAAGCTTTCTCGGAGGGTTTTATTGCGAAAGGGTAATGTTCAAAAATGAACATACCAAATTCGTAAACAAAGAACGTTTGTCTTATGACGAACATATCCTTGTCGATTCGATCAAAGTGCGACTTTTGTCGCCTGAGACGAAAGACCGAGAGGCTGAGTCTGAGACAAACCCAGCTTTCGGTAAGTGCAGGCTACTGTATAAACAGCTGCTCTGGACTCCGCCCGGATGGGAACGTACTATGCACGTTCTCGTTCAAAGGCGATTCATGGGAAGGATGCGTAAGTATCTACCCAAGAAACTCAATGGCGACATAAGTCGCAGAATTGAGTTACCTGCCGCACTAGGTGGGCTCGGTATGAGTCCTCCTTCTTTTGAAGGATGGGATCTCGAAAATGTTCTGGCTGAACTCAGCCATGAACATTTATGCCTTATCCAACACGCCCTTAAGGGCATACCACTTGACACATTTGCGTCAAGGGCGTTGGGTAAGTACGCATCGGACAGATACGCCAGAGGCGTAAAAATCGATGATGTGGTCGACCTGTTAATAGACAGGTTATTCGACCTCACGCAAACGGTTACTGAAAAGCAAGCGTTTGCTCATGCAATCCACCAGTTTAAACTGAGGGATAACATTGGCTATCGAACGTTGATTAATCACGTTGGAAAGCTAGGCTATGAAACCAAGTTTTCTCTAAAGAGGAAACTAGCAAGAGCAGTGAACCAAGAGTTCTTGCTCCATGAGCCCGATTTAAATCGGGGTTTCAATTCGTCTACTTGGGACGCTAGAGATAGCAGCCACCAAGCAGATATGTTGGTAGCAAACTTCACAAATGAAGTTGACCAACACCTCGACTTGAAATTTGTCTATGACAAAATCAAGTCGATGAGAAATGCCGAGATGCTCCAAAGGAGCATCCGACATCAACAATTGTATCTCGACCCTACGGCCGAAATGGATACAACAGAAGGAAGTTATTCAATCCTTAAGGATTTGAACGAAAACTTACCTCATACAAAATTGCCTCCAACGAGACAATATGTATAACCATCTCTGATTTAAATCAGATAGGTTCAGGATTCCCGACCGGATGTAATAACAAGATTAATCTTGTGTTACAAACTAGATAAGGTGGTCCTGCCACTAGGGAATTAAACAATAAACTGTTCAATACCTCTTAAGAGGTAACCCTAACGGGTTTTCATCTAAAGATGAAAAAAAAAAAAAAAAAAAAA